CTACCCGTTCACGATGGGCCGAACATCCCAGGTGATCGGCGACTCGGGTCGGTAGCCCACCACGTCGCCACGCTTGATGCTGTTGTCTAGGTGTTCTGCCAGCGGCTTGTCGTACTTCGCAATCTGCTTGATGGCACGGTCGACGGCGTTGCGGAAGGCGTCCCGGACGTTCTTCCGCTTGTCCCCGGCCTTGCGTTGCCGCCCTCCGAGGCCTTTGCCACCTTCCATCGCCTTGGTCAGGAAAGCCATTTCCTCCTCGATCTCCTCAATGCGGGCGTGGTCACCGGCATCGCGCGCCTCCTCAATCTCGCCCAGCAGCTCGCGGGCTCGCTGCTGCCACTCGCGGAGGGCTTGCCTGTCTGCGACTTCTCCCGCATCGCCCAGAGGAACGCCTTGGGTCACTTGGAAGCCCTCCTCAATATCTTCCGGTGCCACCCCGGTGTTGGCAGGTAGATCAATGGCGTTGGCCGCGCTTCCAACAGCAATCTCATAGACCGATGTCTCCCGATCCGGGAACGCCAGCAACAGGTTGATGTACTCGGCCCCCTTGTCCACGCCCTGGATCAGGATGGTGTGTCGTCCCCGACCTTGAAACCGTGCCTCCCAGACACCACCGCGCTTTCGGAAGATGTTGTCTGGCAGCTTCTCGGCCGAGACCACGGCGGGCATCGAGACCACCGAACCGGACTCATAGGCCGTCCGAAGCAGGCAGTCGCCTGGGAGCGTGCGTTCACGAATCTCCTTGCTGTAGCGACTGAGCAGATCATCCAATGCCCCCATCACCTCGTTGGCATGTCGCTTGTAGAGATCGAACACCCGCTGTGCAGCCTGCCCAGCTTTGTCGTAGTTCAGATACTTGAAGACCCGGCCCACGTCGGGGTAGCTGGTGACGAACTCCGCTACGTCCGTGAGGCCTTTCACCTGATTGGCTCGCTCCAGATAGGCTGCCGCCATGATCTTGTCCACGTTTTTCTTCTGATCTTGGGCATCGCGGCTCTGGGTGAACACGTCGAACTTGTAGTGTTCGGCCGGGTCGTGCTGGTCAGCCTTGGCAGCGAGAACAGCAAATCGGCGGTCGATGCATTGCGAGCAGCCTCCGCAGTGGGTGTGCTGGTTCGTCATCTCCCAGGTGTGGGTGCAGGTCATCGAATGCTTGATCAGGTCGTGGCAACCAGCGTCCGTGATGACCTTGACGACGTCCGCCTTCGTTTTCCAGATGTAGAGGTTCTCGACTGCGAAGGGCTCACCTGCCACCAATGAAAGCAGGTCTTGGAAGCCTTTCATCACTCTCGGGTGCGTTGTCCTTGTGGCACGGCCGCCGACCACCTGAGCGCACACCGGAAGATTCAGGCTGATCACGCCGTTCTCGTAGAAGCGGACACTCTTGAGGTTGAGCATCCGGGCAATCGTCGCGCCGATGGAGACGTACAGGAACGACCGGCTGCGCTGGGTGTACTCGTGGTTCAGTTCTTTGGTCTTGTGGACGCGAACGGTAATGCGGTGCGGCACGTTGTCGCCTGCTTTCGCGGCCAGCATCTCTTCGAGTACGCGGTGTCGCTTGTTGAGCTTGGAGGTCGACTTGTGGGTGACCAAGAGCACGCGCCGCTTCTGGTTCACAACCTCATCGATGGCACCGGCCAGAGAGTCCAGTCCTCCGGAGAACATCACCACCTGCTCCGGCATCCCGTACATCTGCTGGGTGTCATTGAACTCGAGGTACTCCTGGAACTGGTGATCCTGGTCGAGTTTGACGAAGTCGAACTGGTACTGGTCGTCGGACAGGAACCCGAGCGTCGAGCACAGCGTTTCCTGCACCTCCGCACTGTTCCAAAAATCGGGATTGCGCACCGGAACCACGAAGTGCAGGTCGCGCCGCCAGCCATCACCAAAGGAATCGACATCGTCCGCACCGCGTCTGACCACCTGATCAGCGCTGTAGACGTAGGTGGCGATCTCCAGCAGGTCGTGAAACAGCGGCGGAACGCCACGAAACATTTTGGTGTGGACGTCTTCGATGCGCAGGGTGATGTTGCCGTGCCCGGCCTTGCCGGAGAGCCGCAGCCGCAGATCGCGCGAGGGATCTTCGCTGATGCCTTTTGCGGACGCGTTGCCGCACAGAACGTATCGCTTACCTTGCATCGCTGCGCGCCCCCGCTTTCAACTCGTCCTTCATCTTTTTCAGCGCATAGCCTGCGAATCCGTCCGACGATTTTCTGGAAATATCACCGCCCTCATGAAACCGGTGTTTTGAGAACCATTCACTTGAAAACTTCTCGACGATGACCGACGCCTCTAGGGTGTGGGTCTCCAGAGCCGCATTGAACTGGGCCGACTGATTCATCGTCGCAAAGCGCATTCCATCGCCAAGCTGGGTGTTCACGACCTTGCTCAGGAAATACTGCAGCCCTTCATTGGCCAGCCGGGCAAAGAATCGCCGGGAGAAGTCGCCAAACTCCTTCGGCTTTCCCAAGTCTGCGAGCGCCGCCCGCATCGTGTCCGGGTCGGACGAAAAGAGCGATTGCAGTTTGGGCGCGAGGACATCGTTGACGGCACCGACGATGGCCCGATTGGCAAGGCCTCCGAGGTCGGATCGCTGGCCATTGCCCTCTACGCGCCGATCCAGTGCTTCGGTGATCGCCGTGGTCACATCGATGAGGGAGGGGTCGGCAGGTAGATGGATGCCCGCTGCCGCAAGGTGCTGGTGGATATCGGGCTTCTTGGCGGCAATGGCCATCTGGGTCATCAGCCAAACGGCCTCGGTGTAGCCCACATCGTCCATCACGAAGGAGAAGGCCTTTTCGGCCGCCGTGATGGTGGCATTGGCGATTTGGGAGACGTCAGCACCGGCGGCGATCAGTTCGACGACCTCCTTCCACGCCTTCGTTCTTGGCAGTACCCCGAGCCGAACGTGCCCCATCCAGGATTCCCCTTGTTGAAATCAAAGCATCGCGGTCATTCGTTGCGCTTCACGATCACGATGCTCCGTGCCTTTTTTTCTTCTTTCCTCAAATACCCTTTGCGTACCAACTGCGCGATTTGTTCATGAGCGCTGGCGTGGCTGATGCCCAGGGCTTCGGCCAATTCCTTGACGGTGGGCGGCAGGCCCGTGTTGTCGAGGATTTGGCAAATCGCCCTCAGCGTTCTTGCCTGCGGCTCCGTAATGCCTTCGGTCTTTCGCTTGCTCATGGCATTGCTCCTCGCCGATTTGCACAATATATGACCTGATGAACATCAGGTCAATGGAGGCGACCCAACGCAGAAAATCTCTGGCCTGACTACGGGCGCGAGGAGCGACGCCAGTCCCAAGGGGCTATCGGATCGGCATCGCGCCACAGCCCGGCGTGGCGGCCGCGCGCCTCCTGCTCAGCGAACTCGTAGGCACCGGCATCCTCGGCGGACTGCTCCCGTGCGTACTGGCGGTACCACCAAGCCATCCCGGTTGTGATCTGTGCCAGCCCTGCGTCCAGTGTCTTCGGACACATGCGTGCGGTGCAGGAGGGGGCGGCGACCAGTACCTTGCCAACAAGCCGCCCGTAGCGGTCGCGCTTGCTGCTCATCACGACGACGTCTTTGCCGAACACGAGGTCGGACATCGACGCCTTGGATCGCTGCCCGAATGCCTGCTTCTTCTCCGGCGCATCGATCCCTGCCACCCGGATCTTGTGCTGCGTCCTATCCGCATCGAGGACGGTGACCGTGTCGCCGTCGGCCACGCCAACCACTCGACCAGTGATGGTCTCCGCACTGGCACTCCACGCCGCCAGGGCGATCAGCGTCGCCCAGAAAAATCTCCTCGAAATCTCGCTCTCCCTATCTGATGCACGCTGAAACGGGATACCCCGACCGCCCTGTGTGCATATTCTTCGTAACGGTCTGACAACTTTACTGGCTACCGAAATGACCGTCGAACAAACACTCCCTGAATTGATGTCCCCGCGACAACGGGCACGCGAGGCCGCAGAAATCATCGCGGCCGCCATCGCGCGCTTGCATTCCACGCGTCCACAAGACAGCTATATTTCACTTGGCTTCTCGGCACCCGAGCGCGTTCATACAAACCCCTCTACAGAAGGAGTTTTCAAGTGAACGCACCAATAACACCACCCTCTCTGGCGGCGCAAATCGCCAATCTGCCCAAACTGGCCATGAAAGATTTGTGGGCGGTTTGGGACAAGTATTTCCCGCAGCGACCACCCCACCATAACCGGGCCTATGTCGAAGGCCGCGTCGCCTACAAGATTCAGGAGGAGGCACTGGGCACCACGCTGCTCGTGCAGACGCAAATGGCACGGATCGGCGAAGCTCAATCCAACATCAAGACGCAGCGCGGCGTCGAAGTCCAGGTCATTCCCGGCACGGTGCTGGTGCGGGAATTCGACAACCGCGAACACCGCGTCACCGCGCAGGCGGACGGCTCCTTTGAATACGAAGGCCGCCGCTTCAAGAGCTTGTCGGGAGTCGCCCGCCACATCACCGGCACCCAGTGGTCAGGGCCGCTGTTTTTCGGAATCACCAAGAACAAACAGAAGCGAGGTTCCAAGTGAACACCGTCGTGACCAAGAAACGCTGCGCCGTCTACACCCGCGTCTCCACGGACGAACGCCTCGACCAGTCCTTCAACTCCCTCGACGCCCAGCGCGAAGCGGGCCAAGCCTACATCGTGAGCCAGCGTGCCGAGGGCTGGTTGCCGGTAGGCGACGACTACGACGACGGCGGCTACTCGGGCGGAAACATGGAACGTCCGGCCTTGAAGCGCCTGATGGCCGACATCATTGCCGACCAGATCGACATCGTGGTCGTCTACAAGATCGACCGCCTGACACGCAGCCTGACCGACTTCGCCAAGCTGGTGGAGGTCTTCGAGCGCCACAAGGTGTCGTTCGTGTCGGTCACCCAGCAATTCAACACCACCACGTCGATGGGGCGGCTGATGTTGAACATCCTGCTGTCCTTCGCGCAGTTCGAGCGTGAAGTCACAGGCGAGCGCATCCGCGACAAGATCGCCGCCAGCAAGCGCAAGGGCCTGTGGATGGGCGGTTACACCCCGCTGGGCTACGAGGTCAAAGACCGCAAGCTGATCATCGAGGAGAAGGATGCCGAGACCATCCGGCGCATCTTCACGCGCTTCACCGAAACGCGCTGCATCACGGACATCATCCGCGAGATGGCCCTGGAGGGAATCACCACCAAGCCCAACCGGCTGAAGGACGGCAGCGTGCGCAACGGCACGCCGATGGACAAGAAGTACATCTCCAAGGTGCTGCGCAATCCGATCTACGTTGGCGAGATCCGCCACAAGGGGACGGTGTTTGCTGGACAGCACGAGCCGATCATCACCCGTCAGTTGTGGGATCGGGTGCAGAACATTTTGTCTGAGGACGCGCACCAGCGCATGGGCAAGACCCAGACCCGGCACAAGACCGACGCGTTGTTGCGCGGCCTGATGTACGGCCCTGATGGTGGCAAGTACCACATCACCTACAGCAAGAAGCCCTCGGGCAAGAAGTACCGCTACTACATCCCGAAGGCGGACAGCCGCTACGGCTACCGCAGCAGCGCCACCGGGATGATCCCGGCCGACCAGATCGAGGAAGTGGTGGTGAACCTGCTGGTGGGGGCGCTCCAGTCGCCCGAAAGCATCCAAGGGGTCTGGAACACGGTGCGCATCAAGTATCCGGAGATCGACGAGCCGACCACCGTGCTGGCCATGCGCCGCCTCGGGGAGGTCTGGAAGCAGTTGTTCCCCGCTGAGCAGGTGCGGCTGGTCAACCTGCTGATCGAGCGCGTCCAGCTCCTCTCCGATGGCGTCGACATCGTCTGGCGCGAGTCGGGATGGCGGGAGCTGGCCGGTGAGTTGCAGGCGGACAGCATTGGGGGCGAGCTGTTGGAAATGGAGGTGGCCCCATGAACCGCTCGTCCAAGAAGCTGGTCGGCGATGGCAAACCCCACGAGCGCCGCCACCCGCTGGAGGGCGGCGGTGTCCGGATCACGACTTTCGTGCCGTTTCATTTCAAGAAGCGCGGCATCAAGAAGGTGATCGTCGCACCGGAAGGCGTCAGCCAGCCGATTGCCGTCACCGATACCCCGGTGCTCACCCCCGAACAGGATCGCCCGCTGCTCAAGGCACTGGGGCGCGGCATCTACTGGCAGCAGTTGATCGACAACGGGACGGTGGCCAGCGGCACCGAGATCGCTGAACGGGAGTGCATCCACCGTTCCACGGTCAACGATCTGCTGCGGCTGGCGCTTCTCGCCCCCGACATCATCCAGGCCGCCTACGAAGGACGGCTGCCTCGGGCAGTGTCTCTGGAGGCCATCCTGCGGGCCAAGGTGCCCTTGGACTGGAATGAGCAACGCCGGTTGATCGCGTCCCTCGGGTAGCGAGGGTCTCGCAGAAATATTTTTCGGCTACGCCAAAAGTAGCTGTTGCTACGCCGGATGTAGCGCCTTTCCCGATGAAGGCGTGAACCGGCATCAACGGTCAGTACAGGACTGGCCACCGGTCGCGCCCCAATCCCTAAACGGGAAGGAGCACGGCAATGGCCTATTCAATGGCACTGTCAGGAGGCTTCGGTGGCACACCGGGCCTCAATTCCGGCGTCGGATTCAGTTCGACGTCCACCCCTGAATCCGCAGCGCTGTCCCAGCGGCGATTCCTCAGCGAGGTCGAGCTCGCCAATCGCTGGGGCATGTCCCCGAAGACGCTCACGCGTTGGCGCGGCATGGGTCGGGGCCCTGTCTTCAACAAGTTTTCGAAGAAGGTGGCCTATCCCCTCGACGGCGAGAACGGCGTGCTCGATTACGAGAAGCGTCACGTCTACGCCTCGACGTCCGAACGTGTGCCGGTGTGAGGAGAGCAGCCATGAAAGAACTGACTCTCTACCCGGCCGACCTCGCGAGCATGACCGTCGCTCAACTGGCGGCCGCGCCGATCCAGGATTTGTTGGACGCCGAGCGCAATGTCGACGAGGCCATCGCGTTTCTCAAGCCACTGCGCGCCAAGCTGGATGCCGCCAAGCTACAGCGCTACGGCGAGCAGGCCCGTACTGCACTGCGTGACTCCGGCCGCGATTTCGGCACCGCCCACGTCAACGACGGCGCACTGCACGTCAAGTATGAGCTCCCCAAGAAGGTGACCTGGAGCCAGACCATCCTCAAGGAGATGGCCGAGCGCATTGTCGCCTCGGGCGACAAGGTCGAGGACTACATCGACGTCAAGTTGTCGGTGTCCGAGTCCCGCTACACCAACTGGCCCACGGCGCTGCAGGAGCAGTTTGCGGCTGCGCGCACGGTCGAGGAAGGCAAGCCGACCATCACCCTGACGCTCGATGGGGGTGCCGCATGAAAAAGCTCCCCATCGTGTCCGCCATCGAGCGGATGGCCGAGCGCAAGGGCGTGAAGTTGCTGATGCTGGGCAAGTCCGGCATCGGCAAGACCACGCGGCTCAAAGACCTCGACCCTACCACCACGCTGTTCCTCGACATCGAGGCCGGTGACTTGGCGGTGGCCGACTGGCCGGGAGACACCATCCGTCCGGCCTCGTGGCCGGAGAGCCGCGACTTCTTCGTGTTCCTCGCGGGCCCGGATAAGTCCCTGCCGTCGGAGAGCGCGTTCTCGCAGGCGCACTACGACCACGTCATCGAGAAGTTTGGCGACCCGGCGCAACTCGACCGCTACCAGACCTTTTTCCTCGACTCGATCACGCAGTTGTCACGGCAGTGTTTTGCGTGGTGCAAGACGCAGCCTGGTGCCGTCAGCGACCGTTCCGGCAAGCCCGATCTGCGCGCGGCCTATGGCCTGCTCGGCCAGGAAATGATCAGCGCGTTGACCCACCTGCAGCACGCACGCGGCAAGAACGTGGTGTTCGTGGCGATCCTCGACGAACGCCTCGATGACTACAACCGCAAGGTGTTCGTCCCGCAGATCGAAGGCAGCAAGACCAGTCTGGAGCTGCCCGGCATCGTCGACGAGGTCGTGACGCTGGCCGAGATCAAGGCCGAGGACGGCAGCACCTACCGCGCCTTTGTAACGCACACCGTCAATCCCCACGGCTTTCCGGCCAAAGACCGCAGCGGTCGCCTCGACCTGCTGGAGCCGCCGCATCTCGGCGCGCTGATCGCCAAGTGCGCGGGTGCATCCATCACGCCCGCCAGCGCCGCCACCACGACCCCCACTGAATCCCAGGAGTAATCGCCATGTCTTCCAACTACTTTGATTTTCAGGATGCCGATCCCCAACAGTCCGGCTTCGACCCGATTCCCAAGGGCGTCATCGCGCCGATGCGCATGATCTTGAAGCCGGGCGGCTATGACGATCCTAGCCAGGGCTGGACGGGTGGTTATGCCACCCAGTCGTTCGACACCGGCGCGATTTACCTTTCCGCCGAGTTTGTTGTCACAGGCGGTGACTACGCGAAGCGCAAGCTTTGGTCGAACATCGGGCTGTACTCGCCCAAGGGGCCGACCTGGGGGCAGATGGGGCGCAGCTTCATCCGCGCCGCGCTCAACAGCGCCCGCAACGTCCACCCGCAGGACAACAGCCCCCAGGCTGCAGCTGCGCGTCGCATCCAAGGCTTCCACGAACTGGATGGCCTGGAGTTCCTCGCCCGCGTCGACATCGAGAAGGACGGCAAGGGCCAAGACCGCAACGTGGTCAAGGTCGCGGTCGAACCTGACCACCCCGACTACGCCAAGTTGATGGGTGTGCCGCTCAAGGCTTCGGGCGGCGGCACTTCCGGCGCTCCGGCGCAGGCAGCGCCCGCGTACCAAGCACCCGCTCCGCAACGCGCACCCGTGACGGGCAAACCGTCCTGGGCTCAGTGAGGGAGGTCGCCATGAACGCATCCATGCTCACTGCCAGCCACTACGGCGTCGTGCATTTCGGCGATCTCGACTGCGAGGCGGTCGTGCTCACCACCGGCGAGCGCGGCTACGTCCGCAAGGAACTGGCCAAGCTCCTCGGCTTCCACGAATCGCACAAGGGTGGCCGTTTCGCCCGTTTTCTGGCCGAAATCGCGCCTAACTCATTGTCACTGCTGGATAAATCTTCTGGGCCGATTTTGCTGCCATCGGGACGTCAGACCCAGTTCTTCCCCGCAGGCATCATCGCGGACGTGGCCACCTCCGTGGTGGACGCGGCCATCGCGGGCACGCTGCACCGCGCTCGCCAGGGCATCGTCGGTAACTGCCTGACGATCATGCGGGCGCTGGCCACCACCGGCGAGGTCGCGCTGATCGACGAGGCCACCGGCTACCAGCACCACCGCGCACCGGACGCACTGCAGGAACTGATCTCCAAGTTGCTGCGCCAGTCCTGCGCATCGTGGGAGCGCCGCTTCCACCCGGACTATTACCGCGCCATCTATCGGTTGTTCGGCTGGAAGTACCAGGGCCACGACCAGAACCCTCCGCACGTCGTCGGCCAGATCACGCTGCGCTGGGTCTACGGGCCGGTGCTGCCGGAAGACTTGCTGGGCGAGATCCGCAATCGCAAGGGCATCTCGCAGAAGCACCACCAGTGGCTGTCCGATCAGGGACTCGCGCATCTTGAATCGCAGATTCATGCGGTCACGGCGATTGCGCGCAGCTCGATGAGCTACCCCGACTTCAAGCGACGCTGCGAAGCCGCCTTCGCTGGCGCTGCCCTGCAGTTGGGCCTGCTGCTCGATGAACTCGAGGAGGGGGTGTGAAATGCTGGGTCTGCAAACGACAGGCCCGGGGCTACGGCCACACCGACAACCGCCACGGTGTGGGCGCCCCCCGGCGCTATCCCATCGACTGGGTGTTCTGTTCGCGTCGCTGCCAGGACGCATTTCACGCGCTGTACGGCAACTGGCAGCGGGCCAAGGAAGGTCGCATCGACAAGACGGAGGTCGCCATGATCGATCCGTCTGATGTCGAACTGGTCGCAATGCGCCATTGCCTCAAGGCGTTTGGCGAGGCAGCGGGCGAGATCGGCTTCACCAAGCCACTGGGCGATTACTCCGAAGCCGAGGCCCTGCGGGTGATCGACGCCATCGTCACCTGCTGGTCGGACGCAATGGTCGCGCACCACGAGTCCAGCAAGTTTCCGCCCGTGCGGGGCTTGCCGCCCACGCCCGATCCGCTGGCACCCGATGCCGCCAATCCGTTCGCGGATCTGGAGGACGACCTGCCCTGGGAAGAACCGAAGGGGAGGAAGCCATGATGGATTTCAATTCCTCATCAAGCATCGCGGGCCAAATCACCGCCCTGGTCGACGCCGGGTTGCAGCAGGTCCGCGCCCGCCAGTCTGTGCGCCAGTACCTCGGGGCTTCGCGCCTCGGGGTGGTCTGCGAGCGTGCGTTGCAGTTCGAGTACGCCAAGGCGCCCATCGACCACGGGCGAGACGTCCCCGGCCAGATGCTGCGCATCTTCGAGCGTGGCCATGTCATGGAGGACTGCATGGTTGCGTGGTTGCGGGACGCGGGTTTCGACCTGCGCACCCGCAAGGCCGATGGCGAGCAGTTCGGCTTTTCGGTGGCGGACGGTCGCCTGCAAGGCCACGTCGACGGCGTCATCGTCGGCGGCCCCGAGGGCTTCGCTTATCCCGCGCTCTGGGAGTGCAAGTGCCTGGGCAACAAGTCCTGGAGCGACCTGGAGAAAAAGGGCTTGGCCATCTCCAAGCCCATCTACGCCGCGCAAGTGGCGATTTACCAAGCCTATCTCGAACTGCACGAGCACCCGGCGATCTTCACGGCGCTCAACGCCGACACGATGGAGATCTACACCGAGCTCGTGCCCTTTGACGCGGCGCTGGCCCAGCGCATGTCGGATCGGGCGGTGAAGGTCATCACGGCGACCGAGGCGGGTGAATTGCTGCCACGCGCCTTCAATGACCCAACCCACTTCGAATGCCGGATGTGCGCGTGGCAAGACCGCTGCTGGAGGATGCAATGAACCATACCCAATCACAAGCACCAGCGGCGGAACCAATGGTGGGGGCACGCCACGCTGCCCGTCTGCTCAATCTTCCGCCGTACTACTTCACCAAGCCTCGGTGCCGCGTCTCCAAGCGCATTCCTCACTACCGGGTTGGCCAGATGATTCGCTTCCGGATCTCGGAGCTCAGGGCATGGGCAGTCACGCAAGGAGGCGCACATGAGTGACTACCGTGTTCGCATTTCCGTGCGCAATGCCCGTCTGCTGCGTGCCATCGAGCGGGCGGGCCACAGGCCTGGCGCACCGTTCGCTACCGCCGTCGGCATCAGCTACTACGGGGCGCTGTTGCCATACATCAACCTCACTCGGTCACCGCTCACGCCGGATGGCTTGCTGCGGGAATGCGCGTGGAACCTGTGTGATTTCCTGCACGCATCCCCCTCCGATCTCTGGTCGGATGCCCAGCTCCAGCCGCTGGAAACGAACCATTCCAGCATCGATCTGGATGCAGACAGCGTGCAAGCCCTGGCCGCTGGAACGGCGTCTGCCGACCCACTGCGGTTGGCCAGCCACGCGCAGGCAGGTCGCATCATTCAGGATGCTCTCGATTCGCTGACGCCGCGTGAGGCGGACGTGATCCGTGAGCGCTTCTTTGTCGGATCGTCGCTTGACGAGATCGCCGAGAAGATGGAGGTCACGCGCGAGCGCGTCAGCCAGATCGAGGGGAAGGCCCTGCGCAAGTTGCGCCACGAATCTCGTATCCCGCAGGAGCTGGCCGGTATCGCCGATGTGATCGGAGGTGCCGCCGATGCTTGACTTCAACGACACCCAAAAACCCGTCGAGCCCCGGCGCATCCTTGATGACAGCGAACGCGAGGAACTGCGTGCCGGGTTGATCGCGGGTCTTTCCTCGGTGCTGGCCACGCTGTTTCCAGCAGGCAAGAGACGTCGTGGCAAATTCCTGATCGGCGACGTGCTGGGCAGTCCCGGCGACAGCCTCGAGGTGGTGCTGGATGGCGAGAAGGCCGGGCTGTGGACGGATCGCGCGACGGGCGATGGCGGCGACATCTATGCGCTGATCGCCGCGCACCTCGGTATCGACGTGCTGAACGACTTTCCGCGCGTGCTCGACGCCGCTGCCGATCTGCTCGGACGCTCGCGTTCCGCACCAGTACGCAAGGCCAACAAGAAGGACGTGCCGGTCGACGAACTCGGCCCCGCCACCGCCAAGTGGGACTACCTCGATGCGGCGGGCCATCTCATCGCCGTCGTGTACCGCTATGACCCACCCGGGCAGAAGAAGCAGTTCCGACCTTGGGATGCGAAGCGGCGCAAGATGGCACCGCCCGACCCGCGCCCTCTGTACAACCAGCCGGGGATGAGCAGTACCGCGCAGGTGGTGTTGGTCGAGGGCGAAAAATGCGCGCAGACCCTGATCGACGCAGGCATCGTGGCGACCACCGCGATGCACGGCGCGAACGCCCCGGTCGACAAGACCGACTGGTCGCCGCTGTCCGGCAAGGCCGTGCTGATCTGGCCCGACCGCGACAAGCCGGGTTGGGAGTACGCAACACAGGCAGCACAGGCCATCCTGTCTGCGGGAGCCAAGTCCTGCCACATCTTGTACCCACCCGAGGAAGCTGCCGAGGGCTGGGACGTGGCTGACGCAATCGCCGAGGGCTTCGATGTCGCCACCTTCCTCACCCACGGGCCGCGCCTGCAGATGCACGACGTGGCCGATGACGTCGATCCGGTGGTCAGCAGCGACGAATCCGTCTGGGGCACGGAGGACGCGCTGGCGTTGTCCTTCACGCGCCGCTACCACCGCGACTGGCGCTACGTGGCGGCCTGGGGTCGGTGGCTGGTGTGGGACGGACAACGCTGGCGCACCGAGGACACGCTCGCGGCCACCGACCTGATCCGCAGCGTTTGCCGCCAGACGGCTGTGCGCGCCGACAACCCAAAGGTCGCCGCCAAGTTGGCCAGCGCCAGTACGGTCGGTGGCGTGGAGCGGCTGGCCCGGGCGGATCGCAGGCACGCGGCCACCACCGACGAATGGGACGCCGATCCGTGGCTGCTCAACACGCCCGGTGGCGTGGTCGATCTCAAGACCGGTCGCAAGCGCGCGAACGACCGCGCCGATCGGATGACCAAGATCACCACCGCCACGCCGGGTGGCGACTGCCCGCAATGGATGGCATTCCTGACCGACATCGCGGGCGGCGATGTTGATCTGCAGGCCTACCTGCAGCGGATGGTCGGCTACTGCCTGACCGGCGTGACCAGCGCCCACGCGCTGTTCTTCCTGTACGGCACGGGTGCCAACGGCAAGAGCGTGTTCGCCAACGTCATCAGCACCATCCTGGGCGACTACGCCGCCACGGCGTCGATGGACACCTTCGTCGAAACCCGTGGCGACCGCCATCCGACCGATCTGGCGGGCCTGCGTGGCGCGCGCTTCGTGACGGCCATCGAAACCGAGCAGGGACGGCGCTTGAACGAGTCCAAGGTGAAGGCCATCACTGGTGGAGACAAGATCTCCGCGCGCTTCATGCGCCAGGACTTCTTCGAGTACACGCCGCAGTTCAAGCCGGTGATCGTGGGCAACCACAAGCCCGCCATTCGCAACATCGACGAAGCCATGAAGCGACGGATGCACATGATTCCCTTCACGGTGACGATTCCGCCCGAGCGGCGCGATGGCCGCCTGACTGAGAAGCTGCTGGCTGAGCGGGACGGGATTCTGGCGTGGGCCGTGGCCGGGTGCCTCGCATGGCAGCGGGAGGGTTTGAAGCCGCCCGCCAGCGTGGTGTCAGCGACCGAGGAGTACTTCGAGGCCGAGGACGCGCTGGGGCGCTGGCTTGATGAACGCTGCGTGCGCGAACCCAACGCCAAGTCGCTGACCGCCGAACTGTTCACCGACTGGAAGCAGTGGGCGGAAACGTCGGGCGAGTTCATTGGTTCGCAGCGACGCTTCTCCGATCTGCTCATCACGCGGGGATTGGAGAAGTGGCGCAACAGCGTAGGTGTGCGGGGATTCCAAGGTATCGGCCTCAAACACCCGCCCATGCCCGCTTACACCCCCTATGCGGACAACTGACCCCCATGAAAACCACGCCACCTGACGCATCCGACGTTCTTGCACGTAACTCTCTATACGCGTGCGCGTGTGCGCGCCTCACGGGAAGTTTCGTCAAGCCGTGTCCGATGCGTCAGGCCAGCCAATAAAAGGACTGACACCATGACCACCACCATCCTCGCCATCGATCTGGGCACCACCACTGGCTGGGCGCTGCGCGGCAGCGACGGCCACATCACCAGCGGTTCCGAGAGCTTCCGGCCGCAGCGTTTCGAAGGCGGCGGAATGCGCTTCCTGCGATTCAAACGCTGGCTCACCGAGATCAAGCAATCCTGCGACAGCATCGACTGCCTGCACTTCGAGGAGGTGCGACGCCACGTCTCCACGGATGCTGCCCACGCTTACGGCGGGTTCCTCGCCACGCTTACGGCGTGGTGCGAGCACCACCAGATCCCGTACCAGGGCGTTCCAGTCGGCACGATCAAGAAGCACGCCACTGGCAAAGGCAACGCCAGCAAGGATGAGATGGTGGCGTCCGCCCGTGCCCGTGGTCATGCCCCGGCCGACGACAACGAGGCTGACGCGCTGGCGCTGCTGCACTGGGCAGTCGAGACGCAGGAGGAGTGACGTGAAAGTTCCAGCACCCCAATACCGCAGCCCCCTCGGTCGGCTGCTGCCACAGATCACGGATCTGGACGCCATCAAGGAACGTGGTTGGTGTGACCAACACATCCTGGTTGTCTCGCCAGACGACGAACGATTGGACTGGATGGAACGCGAACTGGTGCGCCAAATCGGTGAACGACTCTATGGAGCAGGAGGACCGCGCCATGGCTAACACTTGCAACGCGTGGACAATCGAGGACGTAGCCGCTCGCTTCGAGGAGGCGGCCAGCACTGCACGCCGTTTGCCGCCCGCGCGTGTGCAGGGCTACTTCAACTGCTGGCCTGCAATCAAACGCATGTCTTGGGAAAACCTCGGCGCAGAGCCGACGGTCTACCGCTTTCCCCCAAGCCCCGAGGCCATCGAGCGGATGCTGGAGGCTATGCGGTGGGTTCAATGGCTTGAGGAGGAACAGAGGCACTTGGTCTGGATGCGGGCCAAGCGCTACGGGTGGCGAGACATCACGATTCGCTTCGCCTGCGACCGTACTACGGCGTGGCGGCATTGGCAGCGGGCTTTGCAGACGGTGGCGGACCGCTTGAATGGCTTTGTCGTCTCGGGATCGTCTTTGAACGCGAATGGTCGCGTATAAGCTGTCATGGGATGCCATCTGATGCCATGTGCGGTTTTTCAGCCTGCAACAACTCAGCCCGATCAGGGGTAGTATTTCAGCTATCTTCTGGACAGAGGTGACGGCAGAGGAAGCAGCCCGGAAATCAACGGGTCCTTCCTGGCCAAAAACCAATGCGGGGGGCGCGAGCGCGGCGCTTTTTTAGCGTCAGGGTGCGAACCAAGGTTCGCACGGTTCGCAGTTCGCACCCCGCCAGTTCGCACTAACCCCCAAAACCCGCCCACGGTTGTCGTCGGCGGGTTTTCTACTTTCAGGACACCATCTTTGAATACGCTCAACGTCGAGTACCGCAAGGTCGAGGCGCTGATTCCCTACGCCCGCAACCCGCGCACACATTCCGAGGCGCAAGTCACCAAGATCGCCGCCAGCATCGTCGAATACGGCTGGACGAACCCGGTACTGGTTGATGGCGAAAACGGCATCATCGCGGGCCATGGTCGTTTGGCTGCAGCACGCAAGCTGGGGCTGGATCAGGTGCCGGTGATCGAACTGGCCCATCTCACCACCGCGCAAAAGCGCGCCTTGGTCATCGCAGACAACCGGCTGGCGCTTGACGCTGGATGGGATGAGGAGATGTTGGCGCTCGAACTGGCGGAGCTTTCCGAAGCGGGTTTCGAACTGGCGCTAACCGGCTTCGAGAACATCGAGATCGATGCGCTGCTGGCAGATGCACCGTCGACTGAAGGTGAACCAGCGGCGCAGGATGGTGTAAACGCCGATGAACCCGATACGACTGATGACGTACCTGATACGCCAGTGGTGGCGGTGTCGCGCGAGGGAGATGTCTGGGCCATCGGCTCGCACCGGTTGATCTGTGGCGACGCCACCGACCCAGCCGTGGTCGCCACGCTGATGCAGGGTGACACCGCGCAGCTTTGCTTCACCTCGCCGCCGTATGGCAACCAGCGCGACTACACCTCCGGCGGCATTGCCGATTGGGATGTCCTGATGCGCGGTGTGTTCGCACATCTGCCGATGGCGGGCGACGGACAGGTGCTGGTCAATCTTGGGCTGATCCACCGCGACAACGAAGTCATCCCCTATTGGGACGGCTGGCTGTCCTGGATGCGTCAGCAAGGGTGGCGGCGCTTCGCGTGGTACGTCTGGGATCAGGGGCCAGGCATGCCCGGCGACTGGCAGGGCCGATTGGCTCCCAGCTTCGAGTTTGTTTTCCACTTCAATCGCAGCACCCGCAAACCCAACAAGATTGTTCCTTGCAAGCACGCAGGCCAGGAATCACACCTGCGCGCTGACGGGTCGTCCACGGCGATGCGCGGTAAGGATGGCGAGGTCGGCGGCTGGACGCACAAGGGTCAGCCGACGCAGGACACCCGAATCCCCGACTCGGTGATCCGCGTGATGCGCCACAAGGGCAAGATCGGGCAGGACATTGATCACCCGGCTGTGTTCCCGGTCGCATTGCCTGAGTTTGCCATCGAGGCTTACACCGAAGCCGGAGACATTGTGTTCGAGCCCTTCGGTGGAAGCGGTACCACGATGCTGGCCGCGCAGCGCACTGGCCGCCTCTGCCGCAGCATGGAGATCGCGCCGGAGTACGTGGACGTGGCCATCAAGCGCTTTCAGCAGAACCACCCTGGCGTGCCGGTCACGCTGCTGGCAACAGGTCAATCGTTCGAACAGGTTGCCGCCGAGCGCACCACCACCGTTGATGATGAGGTGCTGGCATGAACTGGTTGGCATACAAGATCGAACAATGGCCAACCGCCAAACTGCTGCCCTATGCACGCAATGCGCGGACGCACTCGGATGATCAGGTCGCGCAGATCGCCGCATCGATTGCCGAATTTGGTTTCACCAATCCGATTCTCGCTGGCAGTGACGGCGTGATCGTTGCCGGGCATGGGCGCTTGGCGGCTGCGCAGAAGCTCGGGCTGGAGATCGTGCCCGTGGTCGTACTCGATCACCTGAGCCCGACCCAGCGCCGCGCATTGGTCATCGCGGACAACCGCATCGCCGAGAACGCAGGCTGGGATGATGCGATGTTGCGGATCGAGTTGGAGGCGCTGCAGCTGGACGGTTTCGACCTCGACATCACCGGCTTTGACGCCGACGCGCTGGCCGAACTGATCGCGGGCGACGAGCCGAACAACGAAGGTCAGACCGATGAGGATGCTGTACCGGATGTTGGCGAGACACCGATCTCGCGTCCGGGTGATATCTGGATCATGGGTCAGCACCGGCTGCTGTGCGGCGACTCGACCGTGGCAAAGAGCTATACCCGGCTGATGCAAGGCGACTTGGCAGACATGGTCTTCACCGACCCGCCGTACAACGTGAACTACGCCAACAGCGCCAAGGACAAGATGCGCGGAAAGGATCGCGCGATCCTCAACGACAACTTGGGCGATGGCTTCTACGACTTCCTGCTGGCAGCACTGACGCCCACCGTCAAACATTGCCGGGGCGGTATTTACGTAGCGATGTCATCCAGCGAACTGGATGTGCTGCAGGCGGCCTTCCGCGCCGCTGGTGGCAAGTGGTCGACGTTCATCATCTGGGCCAAGAACACTTTCACGCTCGGCCGCGCCGACTACCAGCGCCAGTACGAACCAATCCTGTACGGATGGCCCGAGGGTGCGCAACGTCACTGGTGTGGTGACCGTGATCAGGGCGATGTGTGGGCGATCAAGAAGCCGCAGAAGAACGACTTGCACCCGACGATGAAGCCAGTGGAGCTGGTGGAGCGGGCGATCCGCAATTCGAGCCGCCCGGGTAACGTGGTGCTCGATCCGTTCGGCGGTTCTGGCACGACGCTGATCGCAGCGGAGAAGTCAGGTCGCGTCGCGCGGCTGATCGAACTCGATCCGAAGTACGTGGATGTGATCGTGCGCCGGTGGGAGGACTTCACCGGCCAGACGGCTATCCGCGAGGCGGCAGACCAGGAAGTGTGCGCCAGTTGAATGGCTGGCCGGGCTGCTTGGTCTCTTCTTCCTCGGCGATACGCCGCAGGATTTGCATAGTGGTGAGATCGCGCGGCAGTGCCATGCACATGATGCGCACGGCCTGCTCGATGGAAATGTCGGGACGCCGGTTGGCAATCAGCCAACGCAGCGCCTGCTCCCGCTCGGTGGCAGGCGTTTTCATCAGGCTGCCAACTCTTCGCAGATCTCGCAGTGGATCACAAAGCCTGTCAGGTAAGGCAGGCCGCGCGGTATGCCGTGCTGCTTGCTGGTCTGGCGGCCAATCGTCCAGCCCATCCAGCGTTGGGTGGCGGCGTTGATCGCATCCTGCAAGGCTTGGCCTTGGTACAAACCGTTCTGGACGTCGTCGGCAAAGTGGCGTCCGTGGCGGCTGTCGAGGAAGATTCGCACCGACTCGAGGGGCTGGTGAGTGGCGTCCGAGATGGCGGTCATGGTCAAGGGCCATGCGGCTTCCGCGTGCTCGTTCATCGTGCCACAAAAGCCCCAGGCTTCGTTCCGGGTGGCGGGGATCTGATTGGTGGTCATGGTGGCTGCTCCTTCGGGTTGATCGTTGCGACACCTGTAGTAACGCGCTGTTCGATTGAGAAGCCAAGTTGTTCCTGGCTTCTTTCACGATCAATTTCGATCACCCGAGACGGGCCACGTAGCGGGCGTAATCACCGCCCTCGGGATTGACGTAAAGATAGGGTCGTCCAGGAGCAGTGACCTCAACGCAAAGGTAGCCGTCGCCAGTGCCGCCACCCTTGCCACGCAGCCAGTCGCGTGACACCAGCAGGCTGCACCCAAAGGCGTCGAATTCGGCAGGGGTCAGTTCCTTGGTCTCGGTGACGTAGACCTTGTACTGGTCGCGACCGCCCAGTTCGCCGAGGTCGGCAGGCTTTCGTGCAAACGGCAGGCGGATGCTCAACTCTTCGACCTGGAGCCTCTGGTCTCCGAACTGCAGGGTACGCGGGGTGCGTTCGATGGTGATTGTCATGGTGCTCATGGCGGTTCTCCTGGTGTGGCGTCGTCAATCACGACACCTGTATGAACGCGCTGGCGGGGAGAGAAGCCAAGCTATTCATGGCTCTTCTCCCCATCGTCTTTCAGGCGATGCGGTAGATCCGCTCGCCGCCCTGCGGCTTGTCCGAGACGATGTTCAGGCCGAGCTTCTTCTTGAAGGCACCGGCGAAAGTGCCGCGCACCGTGTGCGCCTGCCAACCGGTGGCGGTGCAGATCTGGCCGATGGTTGCGCCCTCGGGGCGTTGCAGCATCCGGATCACTTCGGCTTGCTTGCTGTTCTCGCGTGTGCGCGGCTTGACCCATGTTGCTTCGGCGGCGGTCACGGCGGCTTCCAGTTCGTGATCGCTCGTGGCGACTGACGCGCCTTCAGCATTGGCGATGATCTGGTCGAGATGGGCCTCGAACTGACCGGTGACCTTCTTGTTCAAGCCGGGGCGCGGTAGCCGCAAGGCGTCGTAGCCCTCGGCGGCGACAAACCAGTCGGTGCCGTCGGTGGTGATCAGTGCGCGGTTGAAAAGTCCGTCGAGCACCTTCTTGCGTGCGCCGCCTTTGATGTTGTCGGGGAACCAGTCGATCTTGCCGCTGGTGTGTTCAACCGCGTGGGCCAGGATCGCTTGCTGGGCAGGGGTCAGTTGAGTGGTGGTCATGTTTTGCTCCTTCGATGTGGTGGACGGTGATGTGATGAACGCGCTGTTCTCAAGTGAAGCCAAGCGCTTTCTGCTTGGCTTCTTCGCTTCGCAATCAGGTGTTGGCCTTGTCTGACGGGTTGGCATTGCGCCCCTGCTCAAGACCCGCGTTGAAGGCGGCTTCAAGCGCATCGCGTAGGCACCAGACCGCTACATCGTGGAAATCGAGGCTGTCCGAGCGGCGGGTTTCCAGGGTTTCGATGCCCAGCTTGTTTTGCGCGATCTGGGTCAGGAGTTGTTCGAGCTTGCTCATGTCCGTGTCCTTTCATGGTGTTGATGACGAACGTATGAACGCGCTGTTCCCGATGGAAGCCAAGCTCAATTCGCCGGAATGACGAACAAATGATTGAAGGTGCCCCGAAGGGGAAATATGGGTATTTCGATTCGTGCCTACGCACGCCACCGAGGGGTGTCCGATGCAGCGGTGCGCAAGGCCATCGCTGCTGGGCGGATCACGCCGGAGGCAGACGGAACCATTGATGCCGAGCGCGTCGACCGCGAGTGGGCGCGCAATTCCGATGCACCGCGCAGTGGCACGGCCACCAGCGCGGTCAAGGTCGCCGTCCAGGAATCCAGCGGCACCACGGGTGACGGGCCCGCAGCGTTACCAGCAGGCGGCACGTCTTTGCTGCAGGCGCGGACGGTCAACGAAGTGGTCAAGGCGCAAACCAACAAGGTGCGTCTGGCCCGCCTCAAGGGCGAGCTGGTGGATCGGCCGCAGGCCATTGCCCATGTTTTCAAGCTGGCGCGCTCCGAACGCGATGCCTGGCTCAACTGGCCCGCACGCATCTCGGCACAAATGGCAGCCAAGCTCGGCGTCGATCCTCACACGATGCACATCGCCTTGGAGGCGGCGGTGCGTGAGCACCTGCAGGAACTGGGCGAGATGCGCCCGAGGGTGGATTGATGGACATGGATTACGAAGGCGCGGCAGAAATCGAACGCGCGTGGCGCGAAGGACTGACTCCAGACCCGCTGCTCACCGTGTCCGAATGGTCGGATCGCCACCGAATGCTCTCCAGCAAGGCCTCTGCCGAACCCGGGCGCTGGCGTACCAGCCGCACGCCGTACCTGAAAGCGATCATGGATTGCCTGTCGCCGACCTCGCCGGTCGAGCGTGTGGTGTTCATGAAAGCGGCGCAGCTTGGCGCGACGGAGATGGGATCGAACTGGATCGGCTATCGGGCCAGAACTGGGCGTGACCTACACGGTGCACATCCGCAATCGCAACAACGTGCTGGTGCACACGGAAACGGGGCTGCTCGGTACCACTTACCTCTGGACGGTGGCCATGGCCGCGCTGGATGCAGGTGCATTTGGTGACCGCATTACGGTGGAGATCAGTGCCGAGCGCGATGGCTTGAGCAGCTGGCAGCCGCAGGTGCGGGTCATGGATCGCGCGGGCTACGGCCTGCGTTGGGGACAGTATTGGGGAGGTGTGTGATGGAGCCGCGCATTGATGTTCATCTGCTCACCCTGAACGAGCCTGCCGAATGGCGGGAGGCCTGCATCGCCAGCCTTGAGGACGCACCGATCCAGTTGCACGTCTTGCCGGGCATTCCGTGCCGCATAGGGGAAGCACGCGCGGCAGGCTATGCGCAAGGCACGCTGCCGCTGGTGTCCTTTGTTGATCCCGACGATCTGTACGAAGCCAGTGCCTTCACACAACTGGCTGATGCGCTGGATGCCTGCCCGCAAGCCGTGATGGCCTACTCCGACGAGGCGTTGACCGACGAAAGCGGCCACGACATCGCGGTGCGTCGTCTGGCCTACAGCCGCTGGCAGCACGCGAACAGCGCCAGCCATGTGCATGGCCTGATCGTGATGCGCCGATCTGCCGTCGAGGCCGTGCTCAAGGAAACCACCGACATCAACAACTTTGCCGACTGGCTGCTGACCCTGCTGGTGGCCAAGCGCGGCGGCGTGCTGTACCTGCCCATCGTCGGGCGGCACTGGCGGCAGCACCCGCAGCAAAGCCACCGAACCGGCGACCCGGAAGCAGTCCGGCACATTCGCCAAGCATCGAACCTCTGGAGATAGACCATGTCATCGACCGATCCGAACCTTGGGCTCAACTACGGCTGGACGCTCGGCGAGAGCGGCTGGGACAGCGGCATGGATGCCAACCTCAAGCGCCTCGGCGCTGTGGTCGGCCTATCCGTGAAAGACCGCGACCTGACCACGCCACCGGCCAGCCCCGCCAACGGTGACCGCTACCTCATTCCTGCCGCTGCCACGGGCGTGTGGGCAGGCAAAACCAACCAGATCGCGGTGCGCATTGCCGATGCCTGGGAGTACCACTCGCCCAAGATCGGCTGGCTTTGCTACATCGAGGACGAGGCCAAGCTCTCGGCCTACAAGTCCACCGGCTGGAGCGCAGGCATAGCCATCTGATTTCCCATCTTTGTACCCACCAGAAACCCGCCCAGGTGTTCACGCACTGGGCGGGTTTCGCATTTCTGGAGACCGCTATGACCGAACCCGAACAACAACAGCCAGCGCTCGTCGAGAACATGCTGCTCTTGCGCCGTGAGGACTTCGACGAACTGCTCGACCGCGCCGCTGAACGCGGGGCCGAGCGTGTCCTGACCCACCTTGGCCTGGAAAACGGCCACGCAGCACGAGACATCCGTGAACTGCGCGACCTGCTGGAAGCCTGGCGCGATGCCCGCCGCACTGCGTGGCAGACCACCGTCAAGGTCATCACCACCGGCATCCTGGCCGCACTGCTGGTCGGTGCCGCCATCAAGTTGAAACTGATGGGAGGCCCACAATGAGCGCCACTCGCAAGATCTGTCTGCTCGACGACTGGCGAAAGATCGCGCGCCGTGCCTGGAGCATTCGCCTGTCCATCGTCGCGGCCATCTTCACTGCCGCAGAAGTGGTGGTGCCGCTGTTCGGGGATGTACTGCCGCGCGGGGCGTTCGTGCTGCTGGCTTTCGCCGCGAGCGTGGGCGCGGCCATCGCCCGATTGGTGGCGCAGCCGGAGATGCACCGATGATCCGGCCGCCGCAACGTATGACTGTGGCCGCATTAACGCTGTCCGCCGCCGCGATGGTCGGCATCGTGCTGCACGAGGGCTACACCGACCGCGCAGTGATTCCGGTCAAGGGCGATGTGCCGACTATTGGTTTCGGCACTACCACCGGGGTGAAGTTGGGCGACACAACCACGCCTCAAAAGGCACTGGCCCGTGCGCTCACGGATGTGCAGCAATTCGAGGGAGCGCTGAAAAACTGTGTGACTGTACCGCTGGCCCAACATGAGTACGACGCGCTGGTGAGCTTTTCCTACAACGTCGGCAGCCGGGCGTTCTGCCAGTCCACGCTGGTCAGGAAACTGAACGCCGAGGACTACGCAGGGGCCTGCGCCGAGCTTCTGCGCTGGCGCTTCTTCCAGGGCAAGGACTGCGCGCTACCCACCAACGCGCGGCTGTGCGGCGGGCTGGCTACACGGCGAGAAGCTGAATACCGGCAGTGCATCGGGGCACGACCATGA